CGGGGCGCGCGGCCGCACTTCGGGCGGATCGACCGGGAGATCAAGCAAGTCGTGGACGAGGCCGCGCGAGGCGCGGGCTTCCGGCCCTGAAAGGAATGAGATGACCCTACGCGTGAGCGCGCTCGTCCAGCTGGCGGCGGAGCTGACCAGCGCGCTGGACCTGACGACGGCGTCGGCGCCGGTGAGCATCGGCCGCCAGCTGAGCTTCGCCGACGGCGACGGCGCCGGTGAGGCGGACCGCATCTGGACCGACCGGCGCACCATCGCCGCGTCCGGCACCGACTCGATCGACCTGGCGGGCGACCTGGTCGACCCGTTCGGGCAGACGATCACCTTCGCGAAGCTGAAGGGGCTGCTGGTCGCCGCCAGCCCGGCGAACACCAACAACGTCCTGGTGGGCCGGCCGGCGTCGAACGCGGTGCCGCTGTTCTCGGCGGAGGCCAGCATCCCGGTCAAGCCCGGCGGCGTGTTCGTGTGGCTGGACCCGTCCGCCGCCGGGATCACGGTCACCGCGGACACCGGCGACGTGATCGAGCTGGGCAACTCCTCGGGCGGGACCGGCGTGACCTACGACATCGCCATCATCGGCGCCGCGGCGAGCTAGGAGGCACCGTGCAGACCGAGTTCGTGACCATGGTCCATCCGGACCTGCCCGGCCAGCCGTACAAGGCGCCCAAGCAGGGGGTGGGCCAGCTCAAGCGGGCGGGCTGGCGGCTCGCCTCGGAGGAGCCGCCGCCGTCGGCGCCGCAGCCGCCTGAGCCCGTCAAGACCACCGAACCCCCGGCCAGCGCCGGGGGTTCGTCGTTGGAAGCCGAGCCGCCGAAGCGTCGGCGCGCAAGTAAGGAAGGTGACTGATGGCTGCCACGCCTATCGCCTCGGTGGAGCGCTACTGGCCGACTGGGGTCGCCGAGTGGCTCTGGGTGCCCACCATGGCCGACTACACCAGCCCGTCCCGGCTGGAGCTCGACGCGGGCACCGCGCTGCGCCGGGAGATGAACTCCAGCGAGGGCTGGAACACGACCGGTGAGGACATCGCCACCCCGGACGGCGAGACCCGCTTCGAGGGGTCGATTCCCGGCAAGATCACCGCCGAGGAGTCCAGCTTCACCATGTACGCCGACCCGACCGGTCAGGACGCCCGGCAGCTCATGCCGCGCGGCACCGCGGGCTACGTGGTGCGGATGCCCGGCGGTGACGTGGCCGGGCGGCTCATGGACGTGTATCCCGTCCGCGTCAAGACCGTCTCCAAGCTGATGAACGTCGGCGAGGAAGAGGCCGGACGGCTCCAGTTCCAGTTCTCGATCTCGCGCGAGCCCGCCGAGGACCTCGTCATCCCGGCCTGACCGGGTTCCACCCTCTCCATCCTCACCTTTAGGAGATGCACGTGTCTTATCTGTCCAAGGACGACTTCTGGTCCGCGTCCGAGAAGCTGCCCGCCGAGGCGGTCGAGCTGATCGACCCGCACGGCAAGAGCGTCGGCAAGATCCGCATGCGCGGTCTGTCCGGCGATGAGCTGGAGGCGTACCAGGAGTCGCTGCGGGCCGCGGGCGGCGGCGAGCGGGTCAGCCTGCGCGGGGCCATGACCCGGCTCGTCGCCAAGTGCGCGATCAACGAAGACGGCAGCCCGTACTTCGACTCCAAGCGGGAACTGGCCCGGCTCGGCAAGAGCCCCGGCTGGATGCTCATGCAGATGTTCGACTCCGCCACCCGCCTGTCCGGCACCACCAAGGAGGCCGTGAAGGAGGCGGCGGGAAATTTCGACGACGACCTGAGCGAGCCTTCCTCTTCCGACTAGCGCTCGCTCTCGGCGGCATGACCGTCGCCGAACTCCAGTCCCGCATCTCCGCCCGCGAACTCGTCGAGTGGCAGGCCTACGAGCTCGTCTTCGGCCCGCTCGGGCCCGGCCGCGACGACGTGCTGGCGGCGATGCAGTCGATGTACACGGTCGGATCCGCCAGCGGCAAACCGCAGAAGATCACCAATTTCCTTCCCCGGTGGGGCGAGACGAGGGAGGAAATCGGTGGCGTCGATCAAGAACCTGCTGATCCGGCTGGGGGTGATAGCCGATGACGTCGACGGGCCGGTCCACCGCACCACCCGCGGGCTGGAGCGGCTCGCCCGCCAGGCGGAAAGCACCGGCCGCGGCCTGAGAGGGCTCGGCAGGGGGTTCGACGCCGTCGGCGACAGCGCCAACCGCGTCCACGGCAGGCTGACCGCGTTCACCGGCGCGCTCGGCAGCATCGGTGTGCGGCTCGGGCAGGTCGGCGGGCAGATCGCCAGCTTCGCGGGCCGGCTGACCGCGATGGGCGCCTCGATGGCGGCCGCGGGCGCCCGGGTGGCGGCGGTGTCCGCGGCGCTGGCGCTGCTGTCGTCGGCGATGGCCTCGGCCACCACCGCGACCGCGGGCCTGCTGGCCGCGCTCGCCCCGTCTGTCGGGATCTTCGCCGCGCTGCCCGGCGGCATTCTGCTGGCCGTCGCCGGTCTCGGCACGCTGAAGCTGGCGCTCGGCGGCGTCGGCGAGGCGTTCGCCGCGGCGATCAGCGGCGATTACGACAAGTTCATGGAGGGCGCGGCCGACCTTTCGGCCATGGCCGCCGAGGTCGCCTACGAGCTGTTCCAGATGGCCCCGGCCTTCCAGGGGATCAAGGACGCGGTTCAGGACGCGTTCTTCGAGCCGCTCGTGGGTCAGATGTGGTCCCTGCTCCCCGCCATCACCGAGGTCCGGTGGGGCATGACCAGCCTGTCGGCCGCGTTCGGCCGCGGCGCCCTGGCCCTGCTGGAGTTCGTCCGCTCGGCGGAGACCGTGCAGGCCATCCGGTCGGTGTTCGAGTCGGCGCGGTCCAGCGTCGACGCGTTCGTCCCAGCGCTGGCGCCCCTGCTGGCCGGCTTCCGCGATCTCGGTGTGGTGGGCGCCCAGTGGCTGGCCGGCATGGTGCCGGGCCTGGCCGCGGCGACGGAGCGGTTCGGCCACTTCATGTCGAATGCGGCCGCGAGCGGCCGGGCGCTGGAGTGGATGGACGGCGCCGTGGTGGTCTTCCGCCAGCTCGGCGCGATCATCGGCGACCTGTCCGGGATCATCGCCGGCGTCTTCCGCGCGATCAACGCCGACGGCATGAACGCGCTCGGCGTGTTCGGCAGCCTGCTGGACACGGCGCACGCGTTCGTCGACTCCGCCGAAGGCCAGCAGATCATCGTCACGATCTGGCGGGCGCTGCTGGAGGTCGGCCAGGCGCTCGGGCCGGTCATCACCGCTCTGGCCGGGGCCATCGCCGCGATCGCGCCCGTGATCGGCGAGCTGGCCACCGTCGCCGGGCCGATCCTCGCAGAGGCGATCTCCGCTCTCGGGCCCGCCGTGGCCGCCATCGGCCCCGGCATCATCGCGATCTTCCAGGGGATCGGGCAGGCCGTCAGCGCCCTCGTGCCCGCCCTGGCCCCGCTCGGGCAGGCGCTCGGCTCCGCGCTGGCCGCCCTGCAGCCGCTCGTGGCCGCCATCGGCCCGGCCATCGTCACGCTGCTGCCCGGCGTCCAGGCCGTCCTCGGTGCGCTGGCGTCCGGGCTGGCGGCGCTGGCTCCCGCCCTCGCCCCGATCGCGTCCGCGATCAGCGCCGTGCTGGCCGCCGTCGCCCAGCTGGTCCCGGTCTTCGCCGAGCTGGCCGTGACGATCGCCACCACGCTCGCTGGCGCGGTGCAGGCGGTACTGCCCGCCCTGTCGGCGCTCGTGTCCGCGATCGGGCCCGCGATCGCCGCGGTGCTGCCCGGCGTGGTCACCCTGATCCAGTCCTTCGCCTCCGGGCTGGCCGCCCTCGCCCCCGCGCTCGCGCCGGTCGGGGCGGCGCTGTCCGGCATCCTGTCCGCGGTCGCGCCGCTGCTGCCCGTCCTCGGCGAACTGGTCGCGCTGATCGCCACCTCGCTGGCCGCCGGCGTCCAGTCGATCCTGCCGTCGCTGGAGCTGCTGGTGGGCGCGATCGGGCAGACGCTGCAGGCGCTGTCGCCGCTGGTGCCGCTCATCGTCGAGCTGGCCGCCTCGATCATCAACGCACTGGTGCCCGCCATCGCGCCGGTGCTGCCGGTGCTCGCCGAGATGGTCACCACGCTGGTGTCCGGGCTGCTGCCCGCGATCCAGCCGCTCATCCCGGTGATCGGTGAGCTGGCCGCCACCATCGCCGGAACCCTGTCGACGGGGCTGCAGGCGATCGTGCCGATGCTGACCCCGCTCGGGCAGGCGTTCGGGCAGGCCGCGCAGGCGGTGGCGCCGCTGCTGGCGCACATCGGCGAGCTGGTGGTGCAGATCGTGGGCGCGCTGCTGCCCGCCATCACGCCGCTGATCCCGCTCATCGGCCAGCTGGTCGCGGTGCTCGGCGGCGCCCTGGCCCAGGCCCTGTCCACGATCGTGCAGGCGTTCACGCCGCTGATCGGCGTGATCGGGCAGGCGCTGGAGACGATCGGCGGTGCCCTGCTGACCGCGCTGCAGGCCGCCACCCCGGCACTCCAGACGCTGGCCAACGCCGTCGCCGCCCTGGCCCCGATCTTCACCGAGCTGATCACCAGCGCGGTGCCGATCTTCACACAGCTGATCAATGCCGCCGTGCCGGTGCTTAACCTGCTGGTCGGCGCGGTCGCCGCCGTCATGTCCGCGCTGTCGCCGCTGCTGCCGATCGTCATGCAGATCGCCAACGTCATCGGGCAGACGCTGCTCACCGTGATCGGCGCCCTGCTGCGGGCGGTCACACCGCTGATCCCGCCGATCGGGCAGCTCGCCCAGGCGCTCGGGCAGGTCCTCGCCGATGCCGTCACTGCGATCGCGCCGCTGATCGTCGCCGTCGCCGAGGCGCTCGCCGAGCTTCTGCCGGCCTTCTCGCCGCTGATCACGCTCGTGGCGCAGGTGGCTCAGCAGATCGGCGGCATCCTCGTGCAGGGCATCACGATGCTGGTCCAGGCGCTCACGCCGGTCCTGCCGATCATCGTGGAGCTCGGCAAGCAGATCGGCGACGCGCTGCTGATGGCGCTGCAGGCCGCGGCTCCGGCGATCCTGTCGATCGTCCAGGCGGTCGTGGGCCTGCTGCCCGTCCTGACGCCGCTGATCGGGATCTTCGCGCAGCTGGTGCAGCAGATCGTCCCGCTGGTGCTGCAGTTCCTGCCGCTGTTCTCCCAGCTGATCACCACGCTCGCGCCGGTGGTCGTGGAGCTCGTCGGCGTGGTCGGCCAGCTGCTGCAGGCGCTGATGCCGCTGGTGCCGATCCTGCTTCAGCTCGCGATGCAGATCCTGCAGCCGCTGATCGGGATTGTGCTGCAGGTCGTGCAGGCGTTCATGCCGCTGATCCAGGCGATCCTGCCGCCGCTGGTGCAGCTGATCAAGGCGGTCGTGCCGATCATTGAGCTGGTCGCCACGACGTTCGGCCAGCTGCTCCAGGCTGTGATGCCGATCATCGACGTGCTGCTGCAGCTGCTGCAGGCGGTCCTGACCCCGCTGCTACCGCTGATCGGCACCCTTGCGCAGCTGCTCGTCCCGCTGATCAACATCTTCGCGCAGCTCGTCCGTGCCGTCACGCCGCTGATCGAGGTGCTGCTCGACCTCATCATGGGCGTGCTCACCCCGCTGATCGAGATGATCGCGACGGTCATCTCGTGGCTGGTCGACAAGCTGGCGCCGGTCTTCGACTGGCTGGCCGGGATCATCAAGGGCGCGATCGACGTCATCGCGGGGATCTTCCAGTGGCTGTATGACCTGCTGGTCGGCAACTCGATCATCCCGGACCTGATCACCGGGATGCGCGACTGGTTCCAGCGTGGCGTCGACTGGATCGCGGGGATCGTCCAGTGGTTCGCCGACCTGCCGCGCATGTTCGGCGAATGGCTGGCGGGGGTCGTCCGGGCGGCTCAGGACAAGTGGGACGAGATCTCGCGGGCGATCGGCTCGAAGATCGAGGAGATCCGCAACACGCTGACCCGCATCCAGGACGAGATCACCCGCCGCTGGAACGAGTTCTGGGCTGGCGTCGTCTCGTACGTCTCCCGCGCCCTGAACGACCTCACCATTGCTGTCGCCAACGGCGTCTCCAACGTGGCTAACTGGTTCTCCAGCCTGCCCGCCACGCTCAGCAACGCGCTCGGCTACCTCGGCAACCTGCTCTACAACGCGGGCCATGACCTGATCGTCGGGTTCTGGAACGGCATCGTCAGCATGTGGAACTGGCTGATGGGCCAGCTGACGGACATGTTCAGCAGCGTCGCCGACTGGGCCAAGGCCGTCCTCGGCATCGCGAGCCCCAGCAAGGTGTTCGCCGCGATCGGCCGCGAGATTCCCGCGGGCATGGCGATGGGTATCGAGCGGGCCGCCGGTCTGGTCGACGCCGCAGTGTCCGGGCTGGCGACCTCCGCCACGCTCGGCGTCAGCGTGGCCGGGACCGCGCCCGCGCTCACCGCGCCGGCGGCGTCGTTCGTCCCGCAGGGCCGGGCGGGCGGCACCACCGTGCAGAGCCTGAACCTGACCGTGCAAGGCGCTGACCTCGATTTCCGCAACCCTTCGGCCGCCGCCCGCCAGCTGCTCGTGCACATCCGTGACGGGCTGCGTGACCTCGACAGGGAGCAGATGTGAGCCTGATCGTCGGCCGGGTTGTGCTGCGTGAGCCCGCCGAGGTGGACGAGTCTGCGGGCACCATGAGCCTGTCGGGGCGGCTGGCGTGGGCGGAGACGGGCCGGCATGAGGTGATGGCCGCGCACGAGGACGTGCTGGGGCTGCGGGGCGCGCTGGTGCCGCTGCGGTGGGGCGTGAAGCCGGAGCGGGACGGCTACTACACCGTGACCGCGTCGAGCTCGGACCTCGTGGAGTTCGCCGGCTACTCCGGCTACATCGACTGGTCGCTGTCGTTGACCCGTCACGGCGGCGACAACACCGTCGACCTGGAGAGCAGGCTGGCGGGCGCGGTACGGCAGAACGACTTCGGCGCGAGCGGTGAGCGCTGGCACGCCCCGCCGATCGGCCACTACGCCTACTACACCGGCTCGACGTCGCCGAGCGTGATGACGCGGACCGGCGCCGACGGCGCGATGACGGTCTACCGGCAGATCCCGGCCAACACCTCGCCGCGGTGGGGGTGCGCGGTCGGCGACTACCTGCGCGGCCGGGTGCGCGTCCTGGTGGGCTTCCCGCAGCGGGAGGTGACCGGCCTGACCGCCGCGGTGCCGGCGGACGCGTGGGAGGTGTCCAACGGCCTGGTCCGGGTGCGCCGCCTGTTCACGGGCGGGTCGATCGAGGTCGGCTCGTACACGGGCGGCTGGAAGACGAAGATCTGGCAGGTCGACATCGGGGCGGGCGCGGTCACCGCGTGGGACGCGGCGACGATCCTGCGCAACGATCCCGAGTGCTGCACTCTGCGGATCACGTCGTCGCGATCGCCGGGCCGGGTGACGGCCGACGTCACCCTCAGGCGGGGGGCGCGGTTCGCGGAGCTGTACGTGCAGCGCGGCGACTCCGGCACGATCAGCGTCTACCTGGCGTCGGCGGAAGCGATGACCGACCAGACGTCGTATGCGGTCAAGACGACCGACGACGCCGACGGCAACCGGGCCATCATCGGCAGTGCCCGCAACTTCGCGCCGCACGCCAACGGCGGCGTGACCGTGACGAGCACGACCCGGCTGGACTGCTACGTGGGCGTGGTGGCGGGAGGAGGCAGCGCCGTGAGCGGAGACGAGGCAGCGGACCTGCAGGCGCAGTACATCGCCTGCCTGCCCGAGGTGACGGCGGCGGTGCGGCGATGAGCGTCAACGAGGTCGTCCAGGGGCTCGGCTCCTGGACCGTCCAGCTGTCGGAGGAGACCCCGAAGGAGATCCTCGACCGGCTGCAGTACTTCGGCCACATCGCCATCCACACCGGCCGCGTCAACCCCGAAGAGTACGGCGACAACCTGCTAACCCAGGCCCGCTACGTCGGCGTGCTCACCAAGCGCGACTCCGACCAGTCCACGAAGCTGTCCGGCCAGAGCATGGAGCTCTGGCTGGGCGACGGCGATGACAAGGGCGAGGTCTTCGAGTCGGCCATCTCCATCAACGGCCAGTCGTTCGCCAACAGCATCCGGGCGCTGCTCGGCTCAGGCACCGCCGTGGTCGAGGGCACCCTGCACTCGGTGGCCGGCACCTACTCGGGCAGGCACCAGTGGGAGAGTCGCCGCAAGGCGATCCGGTACGTGTGCCAGATCTTCAATGCCGAGTACCGGGTGAACGGTAACGCCACCCTGGATGCGGGCACGCAGGCGCAGCTATACCGGGCGGCGCCGGTGTGCGCGATCGTCCGCAAGGGCGCCGAGGGCCGCGACCTGGACCTGACCGGCCTGCCCGGCGACATGGAACTGAGCCGGGACGTGGAGGACTTCACCACCCGCGTCGTGCTGCTCGCCGAGGGCGAGGGCAACACGACGGCGACCGGCTCGGCGAACATCTCCAGCAACCCCTACTTGGACATCCGCGGGAACCCGATCCAGCGCACCCGGCTCATCAGCGAGTCGGCGACGTCGACGGGCAACGCGCAGGCGCGGGCGCAACTGCAGCTCAACCGGTTCACCGGCACGAGGAACGCGCTCCGGTTGTCGACGACCGAGTTCAACATCGACATCGACGGCGCGTTCCGGCCGGGCGACATGGTGTGGGTGTACGACCCGGACGCGGGCCTGCTCGACCTGAACAACGAGATCACGTTCAGAGGGCAGAGGATCAACCCCATCGCCCTGCGTACAGTCGAGGCGTCGTGGCCGATCACCGAGGGCATGACGGTCGCCTACCGGCATCAGGACGGCAGCTGGATCGACCTCACCGACTACGTGAAGTTCGAGTCGGGGCAGACGACGATCGGTGTGGGCGAGCTGGGCCGGTCGCTGACGAGCTCGGAGTTCGAGCCGGTGGGCCCGCGACCCATTCCCGACTCGACGATCCCTGGCGTGGTGACCTGGGATTTGCCGTTCGGCTCGTCGGTTTATCTGGACGCGCTGGGTAACACGCGTGCGCGGATTCTGGCCTCGTGGCTGTTGCCGCTCAACGCCGACGGCAGCACGATCCTGGACGGCTCGCACTACGAGATCCGTTACGGCCTGTCGCCGGTCACTGATGAGTGGCAGGTCGAGTTCGCGCCGTGGGGCTCGTTGCAGGCGGTCGTGAACGATCTGTCGCCGGGTGTCGAGTACGACTTCCAGATCCGCGCCGTGGACCTGCACGGGAACGCGGGGGAGTGGAGCGACGTCGAGACGGTGGTGGCGCAGCCGGACACGATCCCACCGTCGACGCCGGCCCCGCCGACGGTCGCGGGCAGCCTGATCGCGATCCAGGTCGTGCACGAGCTGGGCAAGGCCAGCGGCGGCACGTTCAACCTCGAACTCGACCTCGACCACCTAGAAGTGCACGTCGGCGACAGCTCCGGCTTCACCCCGAGCGAGAGCACGCTCAAGGGCAAGGTCATGGCCAACGCGGGCATGATCATGGGCGAAATCCCGGCGGTCGGCACGGTGGACGTGGCCGAGACGACGACCCGCTACGTGAAGGTCATCGCCGTCGATGAGGCGGGCAACAAGAGCGACCCGTCCACGGCGGAGACGGCGACGGCGCAGCTGATCGATGACGCGCACATCAGCGACCTGACCGTCTCCAAGGTGACGGCCGGAACGATCAGCGCGAACTGGCTGCTCGGCGCAAGCATCCGCACGGCGTCGTCGGGGCAGCGAGTGGAGCTCAACAGCACCGGCCTGCACGGCTACAACAACGCGGGCACCGAGCTGGTGGCGGTGCAGACCAACGGGATCTTCTTCCTGCGCTCCGCCACCTCGGGCGCCCGGCTCGACTTCTCGAACGTCACGGGAATCCAGCTATTCAACAGCGGCGGCACCCGCACCGTGCATCTCGACCTTGACGGCTCGTTCGAGCTGAGGTCGGCGGCGAGCGGTGCGCGCATCCAACTGGACGGCACCGGATTCAAGGCGTACAACTCCGGCGGCCAGCAGACGGTGGACATCTCCGCGAGCACCGGGAGCGTGACCGTCGTCGGCCAGATTTCCACCGGCTTCTCCGGCCGCCGCGTCGTGCTGGATCCGACCACGAACGACATCCGCTTCTACCCGGCCAGTGGCACGAACTCTGCGCGCATCGCCGAGTACGCGGCACACGGCTCCTTCGGCTCTATCAGCCTTGAATCGGCTCAGATGACGTCGCCGATCAGGACTGGGGCCATGCAGATCCAGCCTGACCAAGTTGGCATCCAGCTGATCAACTTCAATGCGCTCAACGGTCGCCACGCCGGACTGTTCATGACCCCGACAAACTTCCTGCTAGAGGGCACCTACGGCGGCATACAGCACCAGTTGGAGTGCACGTCGGCGGGGTGGCGGCTCAACGGCAACACGATCAAGAGCTTCATCATCCCGCACCCCGGCGACCCCGA